GACCCGGGGCGCCGGTGCCCGGGACGGGTGGCTGGCTGTCGGTCGTGCGCGAGCCGTACACCGGCGCCTGGCAGCAGAACGCCGAGATCGCCGCGCCGTCGGTGCTGGCCTACTCCGCGGTCTACGCGTGCACGACGCTGATCGCCCAGGACATCGGCAAGCTGCGCGTGCGCCTGGTCGCGCAGGACGCCGACGGCGTCTGGGCCGAGACCTACAGCCCGGCATTTTCCCCGGTGCTCGCGAAGCCAAACCGCTACCAGATCCTGCCGAAGTTCCTCGAGCAGTGGATGGTCTCGAAGCTGACGCACGGCAACACCTACGTCCTGAAGGAGCGCGACGAGCGCGGCGTCGTGGTCGCGCTCTACGTGCTCGACCCGACCAAGGTCAAGCCGCTGGTGACGCCCGACGGCGCGGTCTATTACGAGCTCACGACCAATCCGCTCGCCGGCCTCGCGGACACCGTCACCGTGCCGGCGCGCGAAATCATTCACGACCTGATGGTGCCGCTGTTCCATCCGCTGGTCGGTGTCTCGCCGATTTTCGCCTGTGGGATGGTCGCGCTGCAGGGGCTCAAGATTCAGGAAAACTCGACGAACTTTTTCGCCAATGGGTCGAGTCCGGGCGGGGTGTTGCTGGTGCCCGGGAACCTCAACCAGGAGCAGGCCGAGAAGATCGCCGCGGAGTGGGCCGCGAAGTATACCGGCATGAACGCCGGCAAGGTCGCCATCCTGCCGAACGGCATCACCTACGAGGCGCTGTCGGTCAACGCCGCCGATGCGCAGCTGATCGAACAGCTCAAATGGACGGTCGAGCAGGTCTGCGCCTGCTATCACATCCCGGCCGCGCTCATCGACAGCAGTCACCAGCCGCCCTACGCCAACAGCGACCCGCTGGTGCAGCAGTACTACAGCCAGTGCCTGCAGTGCTTGATCGTCGCGCTCGAGCTCGCGCTCGACTACGGGCTCGGCCTGGTCGACGTGCCGGGCAAGACCTACGGCACCGAGTTTGACGTCGACGATCTGCTCTGGATGGACACCGCGACGAAGACCAAAGCGGCGACCGATGCCATCGTCGGCGGCGTGCTGTCGCCGAACGAGTCGCGGCAGAAGTACTTCGGGGTCGGGCCGGTGCCGGGCGGCGATACGCCGTACCTCCAGCAGCAGATGTTCAGCATGGCGGCGCTCGCGGAGCGCGACGCCAACGACCCCTTCACCAAGGCCCCCAGCGCCCCGCCAGCGCCCGCGCCCGAGGACGACGGGGACGACATCGACCTGGCGTCGTTCACGGCCCTGCTGCACACCAAGGCCGCGGAGGAAGGGTGGCTGGTGCATGCGTAACCTCGAAGGGTTTGCGGAAGTCGTGCGCCTGACGATCAAGGCCGCGCTGGCGCCCGAACAGGCGCGGAGCGCGCGGCTGGACCAGGCCCTGACCGAGGCGCGCGCGGAGCTGTCCCTGCTTCGCGAGCGCCTCGCCATCGTTGAGGCCCGGACCACGACCGCGGCGACGCCGGCCGAGGTGGAGGGCGACGCGCCCGGGACGGTGACGTAAATGGCCGGGCTCGTGACGCTGCAGCAGGCGAAGGACTACTTGCGCACGGGGACGCCGGCCGGCCACCCGGACGACGCCGCGCTGACGACGGCGCTCGCGGCGGCGGAGTACGTCATCCGCGAATACCTCAGCCCGACCCCGGCGGACGCGGCGATCGTCGCCGGCTGGGACGAGACGAGCGCGCCGCCGATCGTGCCGCAGATGATCCTGTTCCAGATCGGCGAGTACTGGCGCTTCCGCGGCGACGACCTCGAGGGCGGCGGGCCGCGCCGCGACCTCGACCGCGGCGACCTCCATCCGCTGGTGGTCGGCGCACTGCGCCGCCTGCGCACCCCGGTGATCGCATGATGCCCGCCGGCCGCCGCACCAAAGTCGTGACGCTGGAGAACCCCGGGCCCCCGGTGCCCGACGGGGCCGGCGGCTATACCGAGACCTGGGCGCCGCTCAATCCGCCGACGGCCTGGGTGGCGCTGGATGCGCTGGCGGCCGCCGACATGGAACGGCAGACCGCCGACACCATCGTCGCCAGCGGGACGCATCAGGTGACGCTGCCGTATCACCCGGGCGTCACGGTGGAAACACGGCTCACCTACGCCGACCCTGACCGCGGGCCGCGCGTGTTCCAGGTGCTCGGGCTGCGCGACCCCGACGAAGCGCGGCGGGAACTGGTGCTGGTCGCCGCGGAGACCCGGCCGTGATCAAGTTCACCCTCGGCGGCGTCACGGTGCAGCAAAGCAAGTTCAAGCAGCTCCCGTCGTTCCTGGCGGCGCGGGCCCAGGCGGCGCTGGTGTCGCTGGCGACGACGGTGGCGGCCGACATCGCCGCGTCGTATCCGCAGCGCAGCGGGTTCCTGGCGAGCCGGGTGATCGTGCGGTCGCAGCCGCGGCAGACGAAAGCGCGGGTCGTCATTGCCAACACGGCGAAGTACGCGCTGGCCTACGAATTCGGATCGAAACCGCGCACGACGAAGAAACGCGGGCGGCGCGGGCAGATGCCGGCGGCCCATACCTTCGTGCCGCGGATTATGCGGGCGCGCGCCGATTTCATTCCCAAGGTCGCCGCGATCATGCGCGCGGAAGGGCTGACGGTGACGGGTGCCTGATTCCAGCGCGGTCGATACGGCGCTCATTGGTCACCTGGCGGCCGATGCGACGCTGGCGGCGCTGCTACCCGGCGGTGTGCACTTCGGCCTGGCGCCGCAGGGCAAAACGTCGTTCGCGCTGGTGACCATCGACGAGACCGCCGATGTCAGCGTGTTCGCGGAAACACCAGCGGCGCGGCGGGCGATCGAAGTGGTGACGTATGCGGTGCAGGCCGTGGTGCAGACTAGCGCGACGGCGCCGGCGACCGAGGCCGCGGCGCGCATCGATGCGCTGCTCGAGGACCAGCCGCTGACCGTGCCGGGGTACGTGTGGTTGTCGACGGTGCGCGTCGAGCGCATCCGCGACCCCGGCGAGCTCGACCCCAGTGACAAATCCATCCGATGGCAGCATCACGGCGGGCGCTATCGGGTGCAAGTCGCGCCGACAGTCTAAGGAAGGACTGACCAATGATTCTCGCAGGACGTGACGGGCTCGTGAAATGGGATCCGACGGGCGGGGCCACCGCGGTGGCGCTGGTGTCGATCAAGTCGTTCACGCTGTCCCTCGCCACCGAAAAAATCAACGTCACCTGTTTCCAGGATACGAACCGGGTCTACATCCCCGGGATGCGCGACATCAGCGGGACGCTGACCGGGTTCTGGAACAGCGACGATATGTCGCTGATCGAGGCGACCGCGCTGACCGCGCCGGGGATGCTCGAGCTCATCCCGCATACCAGCGATCCCAGCGCCGCGACGCCGCACACGTTCAGCGGCCTGGCCTACCTCGACGCGGAACTCGACACCGATGTCGAAGGGGCGCCGGCGCTGTCGGGCACGTTCATGGCCGGCGGGGCCTGGACGCTGCCGACGGCGGCGCTCGCGGCCCGTCTCGCGGATCGCGATCGGGTCGCCGCGTAGGTGTTCCGCTCGGTCGTGGCGCGCGGACGGGGCGGGGCCATCGTCTGGGGCGCGGGACCGGCGGCGGAACTCTCGACGTGGGCCGTGGCGCGGGACGAACATTTCGTGTTCTCCCTCCGCGCCACGGTCGCGCGCGCCGACCGCTACCGCCTGCGCCAGCTCCCGTTGATGTTCACCGCGCCACGCCCGCAGAAGCCCGCGGGGCTGTGGTGCTTCCCCGTGCTCCCGAACACCCTGCAGATCGAGGGCGAGGCGCTGACCGCACGACTGGGCCCGCCGGAAGGACGCTGAATGTCAGACATCGTGGTCCCGCGGGAACTGACGCTGCCGCTCGCGCACGGGCGCAGCGTCACCGTCTGGGCCGAACTCAATCACGGCCAGTACATCGCCATGCTGTCGCGGATGTACACCGAGTCGAAGCAGGGCGAGCTGCGCCGCGACGTGCTCAAGACGACCGACGCGACGGTGATCGCGTATCTGATTGACTGGACGCTGACCGATGCGCAGGGCCAGCGGATCGCCGTGCGCGGCCTGCCGCCCAACGAGGTGCAAGACGTGCTGAACAATCTGCGCCAGGCGGCGGCGCTCGAGGTGAAGCAGGCGATCGAAGCGCATCACGCGCGGGTCGAGGCCGCGGGCGACGCGCTAAAAAAAACGGACTCTATCGACGACTCGTCGCCAACACCCTTGCCGTCTGCCAGCGCAGCGGCCTGAGCTGGGACACCGTGCAGACCTTGCCTGAAGCGACCTTCGCGATTCTGGCCGCCGACCTGTCGAGGAAATAGCTCATGGCATTGACTGGCGCGCTCCAGGCCGATTTCTCCGATTTCGTCAGTGAGGCCACCAAGGCCAGCGCCGCCCTGGGCGTGATGGACGCCGAAGCGAAAAAGACCGGCGCGACGCTCGCGAAAACCGGCGCGGAGGTCGACGGCGTCGGCAAGAAAACCAGCGGCCTCACCGACCTGTCGAAGGGGCTGCGCCTGGTCGATCAGTCGGCGAATGCGATGGGCGTGTCGCTGTCGAAGCCGATCGCCGCGATCGAAGAAATCAGCCAGGTGTCCGGCAAGAGCGCGAAAGAGTTGGGCGCGCTGGGCACGGCCGGCGCGGTCGCCGGCGCGGCGCTCGCCGGCTGGCAGGTCGGGCGCTGGATCGCCGACATCACCGGCGCCGACGCCGCCATCGGCAAGCTGACCGCCAGCCTGCTGGGGTTTGGCGATGTCGCGGCGCAGGAGGCCGGCGCGAAAGCGGACGTACTCGCCCAGGCGTCGAAGAATGCCGGCCGGCAAATCACCGACATGACCGAGGCGATCAAGATCAACTACGACGCCGTCAAGGCCGGGACCGCCGCGGTCGATACCGCCATCCATCGGCAGGCGGACTGGGAGCGGGAAATCCGCAAGCACCGCGCGGAGCTGCCCGAGATCACGGCCGCGCTCGCGAATCACACCGCGACCGTCGCGCAGCTCGAGAAGCAGTACGGGATGTCGGCCGAGGCGATCACGTTCTACGTCGCCAAGACGAAAGACCAGACCGCGGCACAGGAGGAAGCGACCCGGAAGACCGAGGCCGCCGCCGCGGCCCAGGAGAAACTGCGCGCGTCGATGTTCGGCACCGACAGCATTACCAAGGCGCAGGAGTACCAAGCGGCGCTCGGCGGCGTCGGCAACCTGACGCGCATGACGCAGGAAGAGCAGACCAAGCTCAACACCGTCCTGGGCGAGGCCATCGCCGCGTATACCCGCACGGGCGAGATCGCCCCCCAAGCCATGCGCGACCTCTACAACGCCACGGTCTCGATCGGGCCGGTCGTCACCGGGCTCGGCGCGGAATTCGCCAGCATCGGGACCAAGTTCACCGTCACCGCGGACGCGATCGTTGCCGACATCGGGAGGATGAAAGCCGAGACCGCCGCGTACGAAGCGGAAACACAGTCGATGGCGCAGGCCTGGCAGCAAGTGCCGCCGCCCGTCAAAGAATCCACAGCCTCCGTGGAGCGCCTGTCGGTGGCGATGTCGAGCGCGGTGCACCAGACCGACAGCCTGTTCGAGAAGCTGCAGGCGGGCAAAGCGCTGTTTGAGAGTTACCAGGCCGCCGGCGTCGCGACCGGCAGCCAGATCGGCCTCGACCCGTACAACTTCCGCAATCAGCAGAGAACGCTGCTGCCGACGATGAGCAGCACGGGCAACACGCTGAACGTCAATGTCAACAGCACCGAGGCCGGGAACATCTCGACCGCGTTGGTGAATGAGATGCGGCGCCAGGGGGTGCGGTTCTAGTGCCGTCGCACGCCCATATTCCCGGCTGCGCCAGGCTGAACGTGATGCGGCTGAACGCCGCGCGGCTGAACTACTACGAACCGATCCAGCTGGCGATCATCGGCGGCGCCGACCGCACGCGCTACGTGCGCATCGAGGGCGCCGCGGTTCAGCATGTGCTGAACGATGCACCCGACACCGGTAGCGTGCGCGTGCACGGGTTCGCGCCGGTCGCCGGTCAGCCGTTCGAGCTGTACCAGGGCGACCGCTCGCTACAGACACAACTGTTCGGGGGCCGCATTCTCGAAACCACGGTGCTGTATGAATCGCTCAAGCAGAACGTCGCCTATGACCTACAGGTGATCGACCCGACCTGGTTGCTGAATCGGCGGCGCGCGCTCGGTGCGTACGGCAACCAGGGCGCGACGACGATCGTGCTCGACCTGATCGCGCGCTACGGCGTCGGCTCGGTCACGACGACCAACGTCGCGGCCGGGCTGCCGATTGTCGACGCGATCACGTTCACCAATGAAACGATCGCGGCCTGTCTGACGGCCGTTTGCGAGCGGGTCGGGGCGTCGTGGTATCTCGACTATGCCGGCGACCTGCATGTATTTCTCAGCGAGGCGGTCACGGCCGCGCCGATTACCGATGCTAGCCCGCGCACGTCGCGCGACCATACCCTGACGGAGGATCTCAGCCAGGTGGTCACGCGCGTGATTGCGCGCGGCGGCGGCGGCCGGGCCTTTGTCGATGTCGCGGCCGCGGCGGCCGAGTTGCCGGTCACCGATGATGGGTGGTTCAGCGCCAGCGGCGGCGTCGTCGAAGTCGCCAACGCGCAGCGCGTGACCTATACCGGCGTGCGCGGGCAGGGCGGCACGGGCGCCCTGGTCGGCGTCGCCGCGCTGCCCAGTGCGCCGATCCGCATCAGTCCGGCGAATGGTAGCGGGCTGGGGACGGGCGCGTATCAATGGGCGCAGACGTTCACCAACGCGACCGGGGAAACGCTGACCGGGCCGGTCGTGACCGCCGCGATCGGTGGCGTCGCGGCGACGTTGATCAAGACGACGGCGCGGACGCGCGGCGCGTGGGTCACGCCCCCCGGCATGACACCCGGCGGGTCCTACGCCTGGCGGATCGCCGTGCTGTTCGAGGGAGGCGGCTACGCGCTCGGGCCGCCGACGGATTACTTCGTGGTCGACGGCAACGAATGGGAGCTGTATTTCGGGGGGCCGACGGTCGACCCCGCCACGGGCTGGACGTACAACCCCGGGATCATGACCAGCGGCGTCGCCAAGATTGTGCAAACCCAGGTCTACCGCACGACCAACGGCGGGACGACGTGGTACATCGAGCGGACGTGGGTTAGTGAAGGTGTGCCGGCGGCGACGGGCTGGAACACGAGCGCGAACAACCTGAGCGACGCGGCGATCGTGGCGGGCGCCACGTATCCGACCGGCCCGGTCGCGACGTTTGGCGCGGCGCAGTTGCGCGACATTCAAGCCGCGCCGGTCGGCATGACGGGGACCAAGCTGTATCGCACGGCCGTCAACGGATCGCAGCTGAAACTGCGCGCCACCAACCCGCCCGTCGATCTGCTCGACACGGCCGCCGATGGCACTCTGGGCGCGAACGCGCCGACCACCGACACCGCGGGCGTGCCGCCGACCAATGCGCAGGTCAGCGTCGGCGCGACGACGATTCCGGTGACGGCGATCGCGCCGTTCGAGAACGACGGCGGCGCGGGGTGGGCGGCGATCGGCAACATGCCGATCCGCTACACGGGCGCGAGCGCCGGCCAGCTGACCGGCATCCCGGCGTCGGGTGAGGGGTCCGTGACGTCGACGGTGCGCCACGGCGCGCAGATTCTGGTGATGGCGCGCCTGGTCGGGATTCCCGCCAGCGGCACGGGGGCAATCACGCGCGCCGTGAAAGCGGGCGACCCCGTGACGCTGAGAGTCGAGGTCGACGACGCCGCCGCGCAAGCCGCCCTGGCGGCGCGGCTGGGGCTGTCGGCAGAGCACGGGATCGTCGAAGAACCGTACACCGATACGAGCATGGGCGTCGTCGAGTTGACCAACTACGCGCGCGCGCTCCTGGCCGACCGCAAAGACCCGGTGCGGACGTGGCGTTTTCAAACGCGCGATGATTCGGTGCAGGTCGGGCGGCTGATCACGGTCACGCTGACGACCCCGCCGATCAGTGGCACGTTTCGCGTACAGCGAATTCAGTTCAGCGAAATCGCGATCACCGGCGGGCTCGCCCGCGTGAAGCCGCTGCGGACGGTCGAAGCCAGTACCAAACTCTACACATTCGCGGATTTGCTGCGCCGGCTGCGCGGTCGCGAGGGAGGGGCACAGTAATGGCGCTCGACCGCACTTGGTATAACGCGCTCATCGACGACGACGGCAGCAACACCGTCGGCACGGTGTGGGGCAAAGACGACATCAAGAACCTGTTGGATTCGGTCGACGCGGAGATCGCGCGCTTGAGCGGTGGGCGACTGGCGTGGACGCCATCGTTTTACACCGCAGAAGGCGTGCCCATCAACGGCGGCAGTCGGTCAGGTGCGTACATCATCAGTGGCGATCTCGTTATGTGGAGCACCTACAACGTGAACCTCAGCGTGCCCGCAGTGACTGGCTATCTACAGATGACGCTGCCGCCGAAGGTTCCAATCCTCGACTCCATCGAGACTCCGGCGATGCGGCTCTACGTGCCGACGATTGGCGACAAGATCGGGTACGGGTCGCATCGCTCGACGGGCTATCTCGACGTGGTCAATCCGGCCGGGAATTTTCCGGCCGGCGCGGGGCACGTGATCGGGCAAGGGTTCTATTTCTGGCGCTGAAGGCGCAAGGGGGCAGCATGCCAATCGTGCAAGCGGGTCGGACGTTCACAGCCGACGATGTCAAACGGACCGCGGGAAACCTCGCGTCGATCATCACCGACGGCGTGCAGCAGGGCGGCGACTTTCGGATTCAGCTCGAGTCGTGGCCGGACGCCGACATGATCACGCTCGGCCTGTCACAGGAAGAAGTGAACGCCCTGAAGGGGTTCTTCGTCGGCGATCTGCCGGCGCTCGCGACGCTGCTGGCGCAGTCGGTCTGGATCAAGCAGCTACTCGGGACGGGGGTCTGAACGGCCGATCGTGGCGCTGGTGGCTACCAGTCAGGCTCT